TCAGTGTCTAGCTCAACAAGAGATTGACGCAAAGCAGTCAGACAACCCAAAGCGATCCTTGCGAGTGCTAGTTAACACTGTGGACGCAGAGCCATTCGACCCGACAGAAGAAAGCGAGAAGGCACCGGACTGGCAGCGACTCTATAACCTACGCGAAGCCTACACCGCGGCACCGCGGGCTGTTAGCCTTGTGACTTGCTTTGTGGACATTCAGAACAACCGACTTGAGCTAGAGTGGAAAGGCTGGGCGCGTGACGAGCAAAGCTGGGGACTCGACTACCTTGTTCTAGACGGCAACCCGCTCGACATACAGCCAGGAAGCGTATGGCACCGACTGATGACAGAGCTACAACGTAAATTCAAGCGCGAGGACGGAGCGGAGCTTGAACTGTCGATGTGCTTTGTGGACGCAGGCAAGTGGGGAGACTGGGCTTTCCAAGCCTATAGACTAAGCCAGACCTTTCCTAAGCTCATGGGCAAATTCATGCTGTCCAAAGGTGTTGGGCAGCAAGGCGCGCCGATCAATCCGCGCAAGATGGCGAGTATCCATCGCAACATCAAAGGCATACCCATCGGCGCATGGGCAGGCAAGGATCTGATCTACACGCGGCTCCGGCTCGACCCTAACGCGGACGGCACGTTTCTCAGTGGCTACATGCATCACCCGATGAGCTACGACGCCAACTACTTCCAACAGCTAACCAGCGACAGCGTGGTGATGGAATACAAAGGCGGCGAAGAGGTGAGGCGATACGGCAACAACGAAGGCAAACGCGACGAGGCGCTCGATTGCGCTTATGGCAACCTCGCGGTGTTCATGTTGAGGCGCTGGAATTTTGACGCGCTCGAGGCGGATCTCGCTCAGACTCGGCCAGATGCGCCAGCGCAGGCCGCGCCGTCTGCGTGGTTCTCTGGCAAAGCGCCAGGCGGATGGAATTTGTGAAATCACACACGTTGACAATCTGACAGCATAAGATAAGAGTGCGGCGATGGCACTTGCTCCGCTTACAATTTTCCCGCAGTCGATAACCAGCGGCGATACCACTCGACTGCTGCTCGGTTTCTCGCTTTGTCCTGCGACTACGTTTACGTCTGTCCTTGTGCTGAACCGCGCCGGCGTTGCGCCTGTCACCTCGACCGGCACCGCTAGCGGCAGCTCGTTTGCCTTCGTCATCACGGCTACACAGTCCGCTGCGATGATCGCGGGACAGTGGACATACGCTGCACGCTGCACGGAGATCGCTAGCGGCGACGTGACTAGCGGAGCCGATGGAGACTTTACCGTTCTGGCAAACTACGCCACCACGATCACCGCAAGCACGACACAGCTCCAGCTCGACGCGGCGAACACGGCTTTACTTACTTTGCTGGCGAATCCCGAGGTGTCGGTGTCGTTCAATGGTCAGTCATTCACCAAGGAGAATCAGTCGATGCTCCTCTCCACAATCCGCAACCTGGAGGCCAAGCTCGCTTCCGAGAAAGCCATCGCCGCAGGTCTGCGCGGAGACGCTCCGACCCGTAGCATAAGGCCGTATTTCACATGAGCAAAAGAACCGCAAAACTCAACGGTGCGCGCAACGGTCATTCTGTCCAGGTCGTAGACGAGCCGATCCGACAGCCTCGCGCATACACGCAGCTAATCGAGCAGCTCAAGAAAATCTCGCCTGACTGGCGACCCAATAGGATCGGTGTTGATGCTGAACTCTACCGCAATCACTGGGAGCTGCGGGCGTTCTCGCGCAACCTCTGGCGCGAGAATCCTTTCATCATGGGCTACGGGCAGGAGCTAGCGGCGAACGTCATCGGGCCGACCGGCTACACCCTGCGGATGATGGTCAAGGAAACCGAGGATCGCATCATTTACAGCGAGGAAGAAAAGGACGCGCTGCAACGCGCAGAAGCTAGGCGCAACGATGTGTTGCGCTTTACTGCTAAAAAGTCAGGCGCGAAGTTCAAAGCCGAGAAACTACTGCACACAATCAAGGGCCAGTCCTCGGTCAAGGTTGGCGAGCTTGACACATTCGCAAACCAGCTTATCGAAAAGAAGTGGGCCGAGTGGCAGCTGCGCGAAAACTGCACCGTGACAGGGCGCATCAGCTACAACGAATCCCGACAGCTTCGCCTGAAGTCCTGCGCTCGCGACGGGGACCACTTCATCCGACTCATCCGCGACTCACGCTATGAGCCGTTCGGATTTAAGATCCAGCACATTAACGCGGAGTGGTGCAATTACTACCTGAACGGGCTGAACGAGAAGAATCAAAACCCCATCCGCTACGGGATCGAATACGACGAAAGCTATCCGGCTCCGGTGCCGGTTGCGTATTGGTTCACGAGGGCCACAAGCGGTCAATGGGCCACGATGTCTCCGGTCAATTTCGGAACGAACAGCACGGAAGGGAGCATCCGTATTCCTGCCGAGGACATCATCCACTACGCGAAATTTGACGATGACGCAGACGTAACGCGGCCTGTGCCTTGGGCAACTCCGGTTATGTCGAGCGTGCGCCAGCTCGACAAAGCGATGGAAGCCGTAGTCGTGGCTATGCGCGTCGGCGCTTGCAGCAATGTCTTTTTCGAGACAGACCTCATCGGGCCAGATGGCAACACCGCGGCAGGCGCAGACCCTGAGATTATGAAGGGATTGTCGATGGAAATGAATCCCGGCGGCGCTCATGGTCTGCCCCCTGGTGTTCGCGCAAAAGAGTTTAACCCTAATCAGCCGAATCCTAACACCGGACACGTTCGCAACGAGATACTGCGGAGCATCTGCGCTGGCTTGCCGGGCGCGCAGTTCTCGACCATCGGACAGAATTACGCAGAGATCAATTTCTCTGCCGGCAGACTTGAGCGGTTGACCATAACCGCGCAGTGGACTGTCTTACAAGAGTTCGACATCGCTATCGCCGAACGTCGTATCTTTAGCGAGTGGCTGAAGATGGCGCTGCTGATGAAGGTCGTGCCGCTGCCTGTCGAGAAGCATTTCAAGTTTAACGCTCCGAAATTTACTGGCAAGCGGTGGCCAGGTGTCGATCCGATCAAAGATGCGAACGCTAAGGCGCTCGACCTCGCTAACAAATTCACATCGCCGCAACGCATCCACGACGAGCAAGGCACCGACCTAGAGCAGACCTGCATCGAGATCCAAGAGGCGTCAATGATCTATCAGCAGTACGGCATTGAGTCTGACACAACGAAGGGGCCGATTGATGCAGAAACCGAAACCGAAACCGAGGACGGAGTGGAAGCAGTGACAGCAGAAAACGAGCAAGGCATGGAAACAAAAGAACTGACTGAAATTCTCGGCGTTGCTGTTCGCGCTGGCGTTGTCACGCCATCGCTAGAAGTCGAGGCCGCGATGCGCGCAAAGCTCGAGCTGCCGGAAATGAGTGCTGACGTAGTCGCTGCGTGGACGGCTGATGGCGGTGTGCGCAGGCCGATCACCTTGAGCAGTATCAAGGGCGGCGAGTCAGAAACGGCTGAGACGATAGATGGCGACGAAGACACCACTGCCGCATGAAGCCTCCCGACTACATCATCAACGCAGCCAAGCGCGGCCTTGAGCTGCTAGCCGAGGGCTTCGGTGGCGACGGACTGACCGAAGGCACGAAGGACGCTGCACGACGCATGGCAGGCGGTGAGGTGAGCGACGACAAGATCATCAAGGCAAACGCATGGGGAGCGCGTCACGCAGTGGATCTCGACGCAGGCAAAAACAGCAACCCCGACGACAAGGACTGGCCTGGCGCCGGCGCAGTTGCTCACTACCTCTGGGGCATCAACCCGCTTGATCCATCACCTGCTCGGGAATGGTTTGAGCGACAAGCAGAGAAAATTCAAAACCCAACCGACTCAATGAAAAACTGGTTCACCATCACCAACAAATCCGAACTGTCTGCCGAGGTCACCATCTACGAAGAGATCGGCAGCTACGGCATTACGGCCAAGGCGTTTCTTGACCAGATCAAGAGCGTCGGCAAGCGCAAGATCACGCTCCGCATCAACTCACCCGGCGGCGAGGTGTTCGACGGATTGGCAATCTACAACCGACTCCGCGAACACGCGGGCGGCGTAGAGGTAAGGATCGACGGCATCGCCGCTAGTATGGCGAGCGTTATCGCAATGGCTGGTGCGCCTGTGAGCATGGCAGAAAACGCGCTGCTCATGGTGCATAACCCGAGCGGCTTGTGCGCTGGTAACAGCGGCGACATGCGCGAGCTGGCAGACATGCTGGACAAGGTGCGCGGCTCACTGACTTCCGCCTACGAGCGCAAGACAGGCAAGACCACCGAGGAAATCGGCGCGATGATGGACGCGGAAACATGGATGACAGCACAGGAGGCACTGGCCGCTGGATTCATTGACGAAATAACCGGAGAACTCAAGATGGCAGCAAGCGTAGGCAAGCTGTCTTTGACAGGCAAACTGGCTGACAGAGAAAAATCATTTGACACACACAAACAACACACATACACAAACACCATGACCGATCCTAAAATGCCGATGGAAACCAAAAACCTGCCAGAAGACGCCAGTCCTAAGCCTATGGGCGCAGACGGCATCGAGCTGGCTATCACGCTTCTGCGCGAAGCTGGCTACATCGTGACGATGCCAGAAGAGGAAGAAGAAGCAGCAGAGGAAGCCGCGCCAGAAGAGGCCGCCGCAACTGCCTCTAGCCTTGTGACTATCACGGCCAACGCTGACGACCTTCGCTCAGAGGGTGCGGTGCAGGAACGCAAGCGCATCGCTAATATCCGCGCTTGGGCTGCGGTAGTTTCGAAGGCGCACAAGTTCGACCTCAACAAGCCTGTCGAAGACTTCATCGCCAGCGGCAAAACGCTGACGGAGTTCAAGGAACACATCATCACCAACTCCTTCCGCGCTGAAAGTCTCTCGACTGACACCGACACCAGCGGCGCGCAAGGCAACACGCTGACGCGTGAGTCCTTCACCAAACTTTCGCCCTACAACCAGAGCGAGTTCTGCAAAAAAGGCGGACGAATCACCGAATAACCCAACCCAGTAAAATCACCACCAACCACTCAAAATAAACCACTACTCATATGGCCGCTCCTACTAACAACAACACGCTCACCAACCTGATCCCCGATGCCTACGCCGCGCTTGACGTGGTGAGCCGGGAACTCACTGGCTTCATCCCTTCCGTTGCTCGAGATTCTCGCGCAGACTTGGTAGCGGTTGGCCAGACCCTCCGCTCCATCGTTGCTCCGGTTAACTCTTCCGGTGCCGACATCACTCCTGCGATGGCTATTCCGTCCGCGCTCAACCAGAGCATCGGCAACAAGTCGCTGACGATCACGAAGTCCCGCTTCTATGGGTTTTCCTGGTCTGGCGAAGACATCATGGCTGTGGATAAAGGGCCGGGCTATCTCACGATCCAGCAGGATCAGATCGCCCAGGCTCTCCGCACCGCGGTCAACGAGATCGAGGCCGACATTGCCGCTGCTGCATCCGCCGGCGCCTCCCGCGCATTCGGTGCAACGGCAGACACTGCTCCGCTCATCAGCGACTTCTCGCAAGCTAAGAAAATCCTCGATGACAACGGCGCACCCGGCAGCGACCGCCACGCTATTCTGTCCACCGCTGGCGGCGTAGCTGTTCGTGGGTTCTCTAACTTGTTCAAGGTCAACGAAGGCGGCGACACCACGCTGCTCCGTCAGGGACAGCTCGGCGACCTTTACGGGTTCGCGCTCCGCGAGTCCGCACAGGTAGTCCGTCCGACCGCTGGCGGCATGACTGGCGCTCTCGTCAACGGCGCTCTGTCTATCGGAGCAACCGCTATTGTGTTCGACACTGGCACCGTCAACACCACGGGATTTGTGGCTGGCGACATCATCACCATCGCAGGCGACAGCAACAAATACGTTGTTACAACTGGACTCGCCGCAGCCTCCGGCACCATCACGATTGCCGCTCCCGGTCTGCTCA